TAGATCGCATCCATGCCCCGTATTCATCTTCACCCATTTCCTGAACAACTCCAGGTACTTGATCAGTTCTATGATTAAGAACGTGTTTAATTCGCGCTTTATTATCGCTAATAGTTTTTGTAAAGGCCCCTTTCACAGTAATATCACCGTCTGAATCCTTATTACCGAAAGCAGAAAAATAGAATGTTACCACTCCTTTTTCATCTATATCGGTTATTTCTTTTACTAACGATTTGATCATATTCCAATATTTATGCGTTCATATACCATGCGACAACGGCAATTTCTTGCAATTATCGAATTTATTTCATACATTTGATGTGTAGTTTCTAAAGTATAAACATAACCTTTAAAATCATGTACAGATACAGCAACAACACTAACCACGTCTTCCTTAAGGCAAAGACTAGAATCGATGATAATCTCGTCATTGACATGTATAATTCTGGTAATAGTATTCTCAGCCTCAGTAAACATTTCCATGTTTCCAGGGATGTTATTTACCGGATAATTTCCATGAATAAAATTCATATTAGAAGCGGAAGCGAGGCAAACATTATTCGATTTAAAGATTCCACTATTGATGAAAAAAGACAGATAGTCAAAAAAGCTAATGAAGCTATGAGAAAGCTTCCTCATTCTTTTCATCATGAATCCGCAATTAAACAAGCTGCTAGTAAGGAAAATACTCTTTCTAAAGTTGGACAATTTGAATCCAATACTATTGATTATCTTACTAAATTTGGATTTATATGCATCCCTCAAAAATCTTTTGACGCTTATAATATCGACATCGCTGTCGGGAATGTCGCCGTGGAAATTCACGTCAACTCCGGGCATCCTCATAACCACCCCTATTTTAGAAATAGAATTATAAAGCTGATCAAAGGAAACTGGTTTGTTATTTACGTTAAAATTACTAAAATGGGACTCAATGAAACTGGACTTAATAATGTTATGCGTTTGATTAATGTTTTGAGCATTAACCCACCCGACACTCGTAAGTATTGGATGATTAGGGGTACAGGTGAAGTTATTGCCGTTGGACACCTTAATGGTGATGACCTTTCCGTTGTATAATGATCTATATATCTTTTTTATTTGCTTTATGGGAGTTCGGGTTAACTGATCTCCTGTAAAGCAATTTATAACATTGCCGGCACTTGCGCCAAGTGAACTATCACCTGGATAACGTAATTTTTCACCACCTACAATAAATACTTCATCCATTCCAACAGTTATACCCATAGCAGCCAAATGAGCAGGTCTACTATCCGCGCCACCTGACACCCATGTTTTACGCATTGGTACCCCTGCGTTCATTGCGCTTGTCAATGACCCGTAGTTAACCGAAGCGTTTATGTCTGTCTGTGCTATCATAACAGACCTATAACGGGAGATAGTGCCATATTGTTCTGAAAGTTCTGTACGAATATATCTTGCTATTTTATCGCGACCCCAACCGGATGCGGTTCCTTGTGTTATACCGCCTTGTACAATATCTAAAATAAGTCTTTCGGTCTCTTTTGTTAACCAGGTTATTCTTTTGCCGGCAATCTCTTCAGCATAGATTAACATCTGTTGTTCGATAATATCATCAAACAGATCCTTTGCAACTTTCTTATAACCTAACTGAGCTGATTTTTTGTGAAGTTCAATGAGTACTGATTTAAGCGGCTTGTTATCCAATAAGTATTTTAAAGTCTCTTTATTTATAGTAGTATAATCCTGAGATAAAACAGGTTTAATCTGTTTTATAAGCGCAAGTCTGAGCTTTTTTGACATTAATATGATTAACCTATCCTCTGTCATAGTCATTACCTGCGTTACGCTGCTGTAATTGTCTTAATGCTTCTTCCGGATCAGGCTTTTGATCTTCTCCTAACATTTCTTCAAGTTCCATCCCAAAAGCTTCAACTGGTTCCATACCTAAAGCCTGTCTGAATTCATTACGACTTATAGCCCGGTTTTTCACTCCAATATCATACACTTTTGCAAGTTCCATTTTATCCTCTTGCATTTCGGGTATCTGTGATATATCAGGTTCAAACTTAATTCCTTTTGCCTTATAAAGATTGGTTAATCCGTCGCAAAACATTGTCATATCAGGAATAACCCGATTAGTATAAATGACTTTAGTAGCTGTTTTTAGGTTGTTATATGTAGAGCTGGCTTGATCATTAAAAAGTGTTGAAGGTAATCCCCAAAGATTACAAAGCGTTCTTAGACCATGTACCGAACTATTGATAACGTCCATATCCTTTAACGTGGAGAATCCTAATTGTATCCAACTATAATCACCTATTGCAAATACAGGTAATCCAGCTCTATCGCTTTTGCCATGTTTCTTTAACCATGCTTTTGTTAACGCTTCTTCATGAGCGCCAATCATTTTTAAATCACTCATATCTTTTCTGGTAAGTATACCAGGAGGCATACCACGCTCAAAGGACTTTGAAAGTATGTTATATCCGTTATTCTGAGCGTTTATAATGTTTACCGAGACTTTAATTGGTGACATTCCCATGAAATTAGCTCCGTTAGTATAGTCCCAATTCGGGAATATCCGCGTATGCCACACATCCGTAGGTTCAATATTTCTATTGAAATCAACATCGAACTTATAACCCGCAATCGGTTTAGCCCACCCTCCGGACACAATCTCGACGTGATGTGTAGGCATAATTTCAAATAATTGAGGTACTCCGGCATTGTTACCACCCTGTAACGAAGGTACATAAGTAATCGCATTGCCTGAAAGTATCGCAAACATTTCCCAGGCTGTTTTAAATTCAAAAAACGTACGATTATTCGGAGTAATTGGATTCTCAATATCTTTGCCATTCTGAGTTATTTTGATCGGCATCTGAGCGAAAAGAGAGGTTATTTTGTTTGTAATAGCAAATACGTCGGCATTATTTCCGTATCCGTATTCCATATACTTATTCATCGCGCTGTCACGCTGCAATACCGTGCCGGGTGATATCCAACCTAGTAGTGATTGATAGACCTGGTTGTCTACAGCTATTTCCCTAACGTTTGCAGCTTTTGTTTTCAGAAAAGAAAAAACACCCATTGAGTTTTTGTTTAAAACGATTGGTTATTGAAATTGTTTAAATTTATTCATCACTGATTTTATTACATTCGTCAAAACATTAAAAAATAATTTGATAAATACTTGCATAGTATTACGCAAGTGCGTATCTTTACTTCATCAAATAACAATTAAAACATACGGCAATGAAAACGGCAAAAATGGCAATCGAACAATTCAGAATGCAAAACGCACCTAATTACGCAATCATTAAGATAACTAACGCTGAAGGTGAAATTGCTGAAAAATGTAAAGAATTGGGTTATGAGCAGATGTTTTTTGATGAATTTTGGGCAAGGGTATATAACAACGAAGATTTTGCGAAATTCAGAAATCCTTTTATTGAAATGATTAAAAACGGAATGATTACCAAATAATTACGACTATGAAACTATACATCTACAACCAAGACACTAATGAGATTGTAATAATCGTTAATGGTGAAACTAATGAAGAATGCGAAGCTAAAGCCGCAGCACTTGACTATCCGCAAGACCAGTATGCATGGTCATATACTGAAGGCAATGAATTATTTGAAACTACTGAGACGAAAGAAATCTAATCAATCGCTGTTTTCCGGCGTAGATTTTACAGTGGTTCTCCCTGCTAAGAAATTAGCGGGGCTTTTTAATTAGCATAAATAATACCTGATTTTTGCTCTTCATTTATGAAATAAGTTACACCCCAAACAAGTGCATCCATTCTATCGGGGCTTATTTTGTCATCCGGTAACCATGTTGTCATTTGAAATTCTAAATCAGTAAATACCCGCGTGTGGAATACCATGCCTTGTTCATAATAAGCCGCAACCGGTTCAGCCCTAGTAAACTTACCTTTTGAAGCGTGTACAGAATCTACCATTACAGCCTTAGATACTGAAGTGATTGTATTCTTTACCATGTCACCGCCCTGGTTATCTTCATAGATTATCTTATGTGCTCCGTACTTCTCATAAGCTGATACAGCACGACCGGCCCATTCAGCCGGGGTGAATCTACCTGAAAGATCGTCTAATACATATAATAGTCCGTCTGTAGCTTTGCCTATAACAAGTATTCCGGTTTCGTCCGATTCTGGCCGACTAGTAATAGCAGGGTCTACCGCTACTATAGCTTTAATAATTTGCGGTGCTTCTTTGTACTTTATGTTCTTACGTTTCCAAAGTGTTTTTTCGCTATCTTCCCGCCAGTGCCCTAAGAATAAGTGATTATACTTAGCTAGGTTAAATTCTTTTGTTTTCTGAGCTGTTTTAAGGAATGATTCATGAAGAAATGAAGGCTTATCAAGGTAACATGAAAATATATACGTTACATCATCTATCTTGCCGTTAAAATCAAAAGCTACACCCGGACGTTCAAAGAATCTTTTATATATCCAATGTTGCCTGTTAGAGGGGTTCATGATCATTATAACCCGGTTATCTTTATCCTTTTTACGGACAGACAGATCTATTGTATCGAAATCCTCTTCGTCGTCAAGTTCCTCAGCTTCGTCCAATACGAATGTTGTTAACCCTTCGATTGATTTAAGATTTGCTGTTTGGTTACCGGACGTTGTGTGAATACCTTTGAACAGTATATTGCTACCTGTGATCTTGTTTACAACGTCTGTTTTTGTGATATCAAAGCATCCTTTTTGAATATAACCATTATCCTCTTGTAATCGTATCTTTGAGGTAAATTCAGGTATAACAGATATATGAGCAGAAGTAAGAGTATATCTTGTAGAAAGTATAGTGTGTCCAGTCTCTTTTGTCAGGTCCACTAAAAACAATCCTGTATGATGTGATTTAAACGATCCTCGGCCCCCTGTAATTATTGTATAACGTGTAGGTTTTTGCCAGAGAGGTTTGAAATTAGTCAGTCTTTGAATCTGGCTCGACATCTTCGTAAGGTTTACGGGAGAATGGCTGACCTGCGGTTGTGTGGTCAATATTTTGCTGATCTTTCCATCCCATATTTTTAAGCGCAAATATTGATCCGGTAGGTTGATTCAATTGTAGGTTCTCTTCGTACATCCGTTCAATTCTAAGCCTCGCCCTCTTTATAATGTCTGAAAACTCTTTTACATCTTCATACTCATAAAGAGATGAACGACTTGAAAATCCAATAAAATAAGCTAAACCGCTCATTGTTAATATTGGAACCTCAACGGAACCAGATATTGTAACTACAAGCCTAGTGTTATAACCTCCGTTAAAATAAGCATCAACCTTCTCCTGTAACTCTTCAGGGCTATCAAAAATACGAGGCCTACCACCTTCATTGCCTTCAGCAAATTTATTTCCTATAGGAGCTCCCATCACAAATTACATTTTATCATTTTTCTAGCCTTATGAATCTCACTCTTAATTGTCCCTATTGGCTTTCTGACTATTCGTGCAATTTCTTCATACTTGTAATCCATTGATAATAGCCAAATTAGCCTTCTAAGTTCACGGGGTAATTGTCTT